ATGACAAAAGCGAGAATTTTCAAACCCTCGAAAAATGCCATGCAGTCCGGTCAGGCAACAAGTCAGGATTGGCATTTGACCTTTGAACCCGTTTCTGCCCGAAAAATCGACCCTCTGATGGGCCATATGTCTTCAGCGGATACACGCCAGCAGATTAATTTGTCGTTTCCCACCAAAGAAGCCGCAATAGCATATGCTGAACGTGAGAATATCGACTATCTGGTTATGAAACCCAAAGAGCGCAAGAGAAACGTCAAAGCTTACTCTGACAATTTCTCCACCACGCGCGTTGAGGGAAACTGGACCCACTAATCTCAGCAGCACTTCCATGCTGCAGATATACCCAGCAGGGGATACAGTTCCCTTCGCAACAAGATGGCCCCTTAGCTCAGTTGGATAGAGCAGCTGACTTCTAAGGGACTGAAACTTCTTATGTTTCATCGAGTTACAGGGAGTGCCTTGAGACTAGGCACCCCGATTAGCAATGTATCTCATATGGACTTGGTGGCTTCTTCCAAGTCGTCAAATTCCCTCACAAGCTCATCGATATAGCTTTCCAGATAGCTGTGCAAGCAATGGACCGCTGACCGAACTTTCTTCTCATATTCTCCAGGATAGCCATCAAGTAGCACCAATGTGCCAGCTAGTCCCTGAATGTTTTCGACATCATGTCGCAATTTCGAAATCTTTTGCTGAGGCATTTCAGTTCTCTATTTGTTCTTATCTTTGAACAAACTAATGCTTACAATTGTACAGTTCAAGAACGATTGTCCAAGTTGAGTCCCGTGGTTAATTTTCCCTCGACGCAATCTCATAAATCACCATTCTTTTCGATGTAGACGAGAAGCTTTTGGGCGGCGAGGGAAGCCTGTTCCGGTGTTTGGGCCAGATAGTGCTTCAAAATCTTATGGATGTTCTCGACCGAGTGACCGGTAATGGAAGCCATTTGGGGGAGGGTGCAGCCCGCATTGGCGAGCCATGTCACGGCCGTATCGCGCAGATCCTGATCCCTGAACCCTTTGAGACTCGGCATTTTTTCAGCAGCCCTGTCACAGACTTTGCGAAACTCTTTTCGGTATCGATCACCATCGTCGCCCCGATCCCAACAGCAGCGATACTTCTCATCGACCAAAAGAGTCGGGAAGGTTTTGCGGAATTTTTCTCTACGGATCTTGGCTGCAGCAAGGCGTTGTAATAAGGGTCGGATTGCAGGCATCTGAACTATAGCGCCAGTCTTGGACTGCTTGAATGTCAAAACATGATCATCCATTCCTGAGAGCTGAAACAGCAAGCGATCGTTTTGTCGCTGGCCTGAACAGATCCCGAGCATAATTGCATCCCCTACATCGTGGCGCCCCATGGCGTCCGCAGTTGCAATCAGCAGCTTCATCTCATCAACCGTGCCGACGCGCAATCTAGGCTGCGGAGTCGTCATGCGCAGATCACTCCAAGGATTGTTGGTTACAAGTCCCATCTCCTTTTTTGCCCAACGCCATGCAGGGCGCACCGTGCTTATGATCGCCTTGGACATAGAGACACCCTTCTCGGTGCGCAGTTTTTTGTAAATGCCACTGGCAAGCACGTCGGTGACGGAAACGGCCGGAGCCGTCCAAAGCTCTTCATCAAAGTCCTGAAACGCACGAATGTTATAGTCATAGCTCCGCAGCGTCTTGCTGGATGGCTTTCCAGTCTGCATATGCTCGGTCTTGCGCTCCACAAGCCACTTAGCCAATAGCTCGCCAACCGTGATGTAACCCTGCCGGGAAAGGTTGCGTGGTTTCTTCTTTGATGCCTTCTGTTTCAGTTTGGCTTGCTGTCTTTTGACTTCTAGCTCATTCCCAAAGCTTTCCGACCAGGCGATGGTTTGATCGAGGGTTAGCCAAGTTCCATCGGGGTGCTTAAGATCGCACCCCGTAAAGCCCAGAGCGCGTACACTCGGCCCAGGCACGAACCGTGGCCGACCATCTCGCCAAACGACATATGGAATTTTTAGAGTAACTTTTGCCATCGAGGATCCTATGAGTCATATGTTTGGCAAATCTGCGTGACATTTCCCTCATGTTCGTGGGCAAAAAAAAATGGGGCAAGCCGTTAGGCTCGCCCCTTAGGTGTTGCCCATGGTTGCTTTTACGGGCAAGATAGGAGGGCGATGTCACATCGTATGAATTGGAGCTGGCTGTAGCAGTGGTTTGGTCGCTAATGCTACAGGCAGCTTTTTCATTCTGCGGGGGCGCTTTGCTTCTGATTGCCGCCCACGACAGTGGCAGCAAGATCTGCAATCATTTTTCGCTGCTCATTTGTGGCTTGATAGAAGGTGCGCAGAAGGCGACTGCCAAGAGGCGACTGGAAGGCTGTTTCCAATCCGTCATCACCCTTGCTGTTATTCTCGATGTCTTCAAAGAACCAACTGATTGGTTTGTTTAGGGCGTGACTGATTTCCACCAGCTTGGACGCGCTGATACGGTTAGACCCTTTTTCGTATTTCTGGATCTGCTGGAATGTGATGTCGAGATGCTCACCGAGCTTCTCCTGACTTATGCCGGCAATGGACCTGGCCATGCGCACGCGAGCGCCGACATAGGCATCATATTCGTTCGGGGACTTCTTCATTTTGATTTCTCCATTTTGGGAAGAGTGGCATCGAGGTGGAGGCGATAGAAGGTGGCCTTGATCACTTCGGCCAGAATGTCATTGAGATTGACAATTACCTTCGCTTCGCTGGAATGGCGCAGCTCTATTACGCGACCATCCGTCAGCGCCTTCACAGAGCCGCCGCGTTCATCTGTTATGTCGCCTATGGGCTGCATGAGGGAAAAGCGTTTACGGTCATCATCGCCCAACGTCGGGTAAAATGTTACCGGAACGTTGGCAGGAAGGGTGAGTTTCATACTGATACCCCACCATATCTTGCAGCTAGTTCGGCTGGAACATCCGGAATTTCCAGCTCTTCTTCTTCCGGCTCATTGGGCTCACCAATGAGGATCCGGAGCATCAGATCCTGATTGCCGCTTGCCTTGATCCAGGCGATGACAGCCGGTTTGGACCAGCGGTTCATTCCGGGTAGTTTTTTCGGGAAATTTGCCTCTTCAAGCTTTGGCCTAGCACGGTCAAAGCCACTTTCTGTAACATCCAGCAGTGAGACAATCTGCTGACGATTAAGTGTCATAGAATGGGTCTGAATGAGGGTTGGAGTCATCATTTTGTACTCTCAAATGGTAAAATCGAATTCATTGCATTAGCAGGACATGTAACATCACGGTTTACAAAAATCAAGTGAATTAAATACTGACGTTACAAAATAACAAAACCAAAGAGCTACACTTCTAAGGAGAAAAGAGTCTTAATCCAACCAAAAGGAGTTAGAGGTGAGGAAACGCTGCATCCATTTTCTTGCGCTGAGTGCGGGAGCAATTTTAGGGATAAGCCAAACTGAAGCTTTGGAGCTATATCAAGGGCCGGTCTTGGTTTCTCACAATTTAGAAGAATACACGACACCAGCATGTATAATGATGGAACTCGACGCTTCAAACTATATTGAAAATCCTGAAGCGGTTTTCGATCGAACAAAAGATCTTAAAATGCGCGGAGATGTGGAAATGATGGCGAAGGCGGATGTGCCAAAAGGGTATAGACCCAACCGAAGGTGCGTTAATGCTAAAGGATTTGAACACTAAGAATCCCGTCAATTCAACGAGATGTAAACATCGCTTTTAAAACATTAAGGGCTTTCAGTTTCTCTTGATCTGATAGCCCTTTTATAAAATCGGTGAGCGGATCAACATCGTCAGGGTGTTGGGAAATCAAAGCAACAGGTGTTGTGTCCAGCGCTTTAGCTATAGCTTCTAGTGCCAATTGATTATACGGCTGCTTACCCGTTTCAATTCTACCGATACTGACGAATGAAACCGTAGTATCCCCATTTTCATCAAACATCTTTTCCTCAAGCTCTCGCAGAGTTAATCCGCGGTGCTTTCGCCATTGTCTGATAAAGTTGGGTTGAAGCTCTTTTTGATCCATAGCGCAAGCATATTGTAAATTTTGTAACATGGAATAACCCTCTATGTTACATTTTGAATTGAAGAAATTAAACTATGATGTTACAAGTCGATCATGACAAACGATCCACCTCTTCATCCTCTTCAACTCTTTTTAGAAAACGAAGGCATAAGCCAAGCGGAGTTCGCTCGTAACGCCAACGTGTCTCGCATGACTGTTTCTCGCGTTCTTAGAGGTCAACAGAATTTGACCCTGAGAATGATTAAGAGGTTTATTCTTGCTTCGAATTTTCAGCTAAAGGCCTCCGACTTCATTGATGCTCCCTCTAGAAACATGGAGCTAACAGAATGAAGTATCCTCTCTTCATCAAACGCAGATCCACACTACAAGACCCCTTGTTATGCGCACGTGACGCCATCTTGCGCGACAGGCTGGCGGATTTTCTGCGGAAGCAACATCCAACCAACACCGCTAAAGAAGTGGGCAGGAAAGCCAAACTGCCACCACGCACGGTCGAGCGCTGGCTGGCAGGGCTTTCTTCTCCACGCCTTGAGCACTTTATACGGCTTCTACACGCCTATGGGCCCGCACTGCTGAAAGCGGCGATGGATGATGACTGCATTCGCACAATGAAACGCAATGGCGGGTTTGATTGGGTGGACCGGCTGCGAGCGGCCGAAGATCAGCAGAAAGCGGAAGCTGATCTTGAGCGAGTACAGCGGGCACTTAACGCTTTGCGTTCTGCGCGGCCATCAGAGCGGCGGGAGGACTAGTCCATGAGAGGCAGCGGAAGACGCCGAGAAAACAGCAAGACTTTGCAAAAAGCCAAAAAGACATGTCTTTTGTCAACCGAGAGTGCACAGGGTGCATCTTTTGATGTGTTTGTGCACAAGATGGACAAAATTTCTTCTGCCTGTGCGGATCAGAATTTTTCAATCGCAGAAATCTGTGTCTTAGCCAATGTCCGAGTGCGCCAATGGTATCGCTGGCGGGCAGGGCAGGCAATTCCGCGTCCTTCCAGCCTGCGGCGCATGGAGCGGGCCATTGCCCAGAAAGCGCACGAAGCAAAACGCGCAGCTCTCTATGACAGGGCTCTCTCGACAACAGCCTATCGAATGCTGCTGGCTAGACTGGCCGATGTGGCCGGATTGAATGTTGCGCTTGTGCTGGCCGATAATCCTCAAGCCCAAGACAAACAGAGCCCCGCACGCGCAGCTGCGAGCCGTTGCCGCCAACGGGCGCTCTATCTCATCGTGACTGAACTCAATGTGCCGCTTGTGATGGCAGCAGGTGTTGCCGGTATTTCGAAGCAGGCCGTTTCCAAAAGCCTTCGCCAGATCGAAGAGAGCAGGGATGATCCTGCAATCGATCATCTGCTGGATGAAATGGCAGGGGAGATCCATGGAGGCGCACATGGCTAGTCGACTGCAAGAGGTGAAGGCAGCGCTTCAGGATGATGTGTTGCGACTGGTGAAAGAGCTGGTCCCTGACGGAAAGGCCACGGGCAATAACTACACCGCGAAAAGCCCTGTGCGGCATGACCGGCGGGCAGGGAGCTTTGTTGTCTGGATTGGCGGCAACGCCAAAGGCGCTTTCAAGGACTATGCGGATGATGACGTGAAAGGCGACATCTTCGGGTTGATCTGTCTTTGCAAGGGGTTGGACAAGAAGGAAGCGCTCGCCTGGGCCGAAGACTGGCTTGGCTGGAAGACCATGAGCAAAGCCGAGAAGGCAAAGTTCATGCGTGAGGTCAAAAAGCGAGAGGCTCGCCAGAAAGAAGAAGATCTGGCGTTTCAGCGGCGGATGGTGGACAGGGCGCGGCGGACCTGGTCCACCACCGTTCCTATCACCGGCACCGTGGGGGAAGAGTATTTTCGATATCGTGGCGTACCGCTTGATCAGATCCGAAACCGTGTCGGCTTCTGTCGCTTTCTACCGGAGTGCGAATATTGGTATGAGGCCGAATATCGCTATGAGGGCAAGAAGAAAATCAAGGTGAAATGGGGCCGCAAGTTTCCCGCCATCGTTTCTGCCATGCGCAGCATTGATGGGCAATTGCAGGCCTTGCATTACACCTTTCTGGCTCCGGACGGACGCGGCAAAGCGCCGGTTGCTGACCAAAGCAAGGCGAAGCTGATGTATCCGCGCACCACTGGTGCGGCCATCTGGCTGACACGAGGCAAGGGCAACATGGACGCCAAGACCATGGCGGACAAGGGGATGGTTTGCCCTGTGATCGTTGGAGAAGGCATCGAGGACGGATTGTCAGCTGCGCTGGCTGTTCCAGAAGCGCGGGTGTTGGCGGCGGGATCTTTGCCGAACCTGCTGCACCTGCCACTGCATAATTGTTTTGGCTCGGTGCTGCTGCTCAAAGACAACGACTGGAACAAGCCTCTGGCGCAGGAGCTATTCAACAAAGCTATGGATCGCATCAAACGTCATGGCCTGCCGGTGGCATCTGTTAGCTCTTCATCGGGCAAGGATTTTAATGACTTGTTGAGGGGGGAGTGATGATGGCTACAGGAATAAATATGGAAAATGCAAATACAATTAGGGGAAGAATTTTTTTTCTATGTGAGGCGGGATTTTATTTTTCTTATCTCGTTGTTGTTCCGAATTTGTGCTCTTGCGAGGTCGCTTTGGACTTCTCGATAAATAGTTTCGAGACTGTTCATGTCATCGCGAATACTTCTGCCAAATTTTCTTTCATATTCCATATCAAATCCTTGAGTTACAACCGACAAAATAATTCTTTGCAACTCGGCCCGGCTTTCGGGGTCGTTAAGATCAAATACAGAAAACCAATTTCTTATATTTTCTCCAAATGTTTTGAAATACATTTCAAAATATTTATTGATATCATCAATATAACCGGCTGCGTTTTTCATCCCGTCAGGCCCGATGGCTTCAATAATTTCTGCATCAATTCGATAAACGGAGTTATTGAGACATTCATACGCCTCGATAAATGCTTCCACTCGATGGTGGATTTTTGTGCCATCTGCAGTGCAGATAGCAGAAATATAACGGAAAGAATTACTTGCAGAATAAACGTCATTTATCGCATAGTGTACAACCTTTATATATTTTGCAATAAGTCTATTGCTCTCTTCATAGTGATTAAGCCTCTGAAGATTGTTCTGCTCCATTATTTGTTTGTATTGCTTTCTGAGCCATCTTGTCGTCCATGCAGCAGCGATAAGAGCGCCTATAGCAGCCGCCCAACCACTATTTGCTCCCCAAACGTCCCAAAAAGTTTTTGCACCAAGCCACCAGTAGAAAAAAGTGGCCATGCACACGACGACCAAACCGCCTACCGCGCCGCTAGCAAAACAACTCCAACACCATCTCTCTCTAATCCATCTCATACAACCAATATGCGCAGATTCTCTTTTGCTCGCCAATTAGGGAGGGCAGCGTAATGCCCAGAAACCTGTTTCAGGAAGCGCTTGCCAGCGCCAAGGCCAGAGGCTGCACACCCGATAAATGGGTGGTGAATAGCCATGTCGTGACCGCGCTGGTCGAGAACCGGCGCAATTCTTCCGTCAACTACATTGATGTCATCAACATCAAGGAGCAGACCATGGAGATCCTCGGTTTGCCGGTGCGCATGAGCACGAAAATAGATCCGATGGTGGTGATGTTGGTCGAAGGCAATCGCGGCTTGAGCAGCTTCACCATTCCCCTTGTCATCGATCTGACCGAATTGGGTCCGATCGGCTGAACCGCAGCATTGGCCCGTCGCAACATCAAGGAAGCAACCATGTCAGATGAAGAAACCATTCAGCCCATCTTGGATGTCGATGTCCTGAAAGTCGCTATGGCCGTGGGGCATGTGGCGGCGTTGGCGCTGGTCACGCAAATGCGGGAAGGCGCGCAGAGTGAGCTAGAGCTTTATTATCGTCTGTTCGAGCCATTGGAAGAGGGCAGGCAGACAGAAGACGATCTTGCCATTCTGGCGCAGTATGTTTGTGATCGGCCGGAGAATGTGACCGGTGAGCAGCTCTTCCGGAAGGCAGCCGAGCTGGCCCTGCACAAGGCGGATCCGGACAGCTATTTCGAGCAATCGCTTGATGTGCGTGAAGCCTATCGGCTCTTTGCGAAATCGTGTCGGCTGGTTTTCATTGATCTGGAAATCTGGCAGCGGGAAGAAAAGAGCAAGCAGGCAAAAGCCGCTCAGAAACGCAAGCCGATCCCCCATGATGACCAGACCTTCGCCCCCGATGACAAGCCGCTGGATAAAGACCCAGTGCGCGATGCTGCATTCAAAGCCATTGCCAGCATGCCTAAAACCAAAGGCCCGATAGCACCAGAGCAACCAGAAGAAACGCAAACTGCATCAGACCCCAAGTTTGATGATGAAACGCCATTCTTCTCCATCGGGGAACGACCAGTGGCACATCAGGGCAAGTCGCAACGCGGCGGCGCACGGACTAGCAAGTAAACCAAGGAAAGAAGGTGCGCTGTGTCGGCATCAGGCGTTCAACAAATTCGGGATGCGGTTATGCCTGCCCTCAGGGAAGTGACGCGGGAGCAGGAGCAGCGCAAGAAAGAGCCGCCCATACCCAAAGAGAAGGATGGCTTTAGCCGCGGTGACGCTTCGCCTGGGGAATGGGAACCGGATGCAGCTGGTTTGCCGCCGGATTGCCCAGTGCAGCCGTTGGGCATGGATGGAGATATCATCTATCTGGTCGACGCCATGGGACAGCTGGCAGCAGTCAGCCCTTCAAGCTTCGGGCAAGCCTTTATCCAGCGCCTGTTCGGGCGTCATATCGGCTATGCCTATTGGGCCTGGCCGCAATATGGCAAGGGAGACAACTACCCCACCGGCTTCAAAGCAGAAAAGCTACGCGAGACCTTCTATGCTGCAGCGTCTATCAAAGGGCTCTGGAATGCCGTGGAGAAGGTGCGCGGGCTCGGAGCCTGGCGCGGAGACGATGGTGAACTGATCGTCCATTGCGGCGACAGCCTCTGGATCAATGGCAAGCGGATCAAGACAGGGGAAGAGGGGCGCTATTTCTACCCCAAGCGCCCTTCCATTCATGGGCCATGGGAAGAGTCCGTCTCCTTTGAAGACAATCCGGCAAGGGATCTGTTCCGCCTTCTGAAGACCTGGAACTGGAAGCGGCCAGAGGTCGATCCTTTGCTGTTTCTGGGGTCCATGGGAGTCGGCATGCTTGGTGGCGCGCTGGAATGGCGGCCGTCTGTTTTTCTGATTGGTGACAAGGCCGTGGGCAAATCCACCTTGCAGAAGATTTACAAGGCTGTAATGGGCGATGGGCTCGTTTCCTCAACGGACACGACACCGGCTGGTATCTATCAGCGTGTTGGCAATGGCTCGTTGCCCGTCGCCATCGATGAGCTGGAAAGCGAAGATGACAACCGGCGCGTGACGGCCGTGGTCAAACTGGCACGCCTTGCGGCCAGTGGCGGCTTGATGTTGCGGGGAGGGCAGGACCACACCGGCGTCGAGTTTCAGGCGCGATCAGCCTTTCTCTTTTCCGCCATCAATCCGCCGCCGCTCGCTCCGCAGGATCTTTCGCGTATGGCCGTGATATCCATCGACAAACTCGATCCGGATGCCGTGACCGAATTGCCGGATCTGGACCCGAATACGGGGCCGAAGCTATTGCGCCGTCTTAGCGATCAATGGGGCTTGTTTGATGGCACCTGGCAAGCCTATCGCGAAGTCTTGCGGGATGGTGGCCATGACAGTCGCGGGCAGGACACCTACGGCACCTTCCTTGCTTGCGCTCATTTGCTGTTGGGCGATGAAGGCATGGAAGAAGCTGGCTATCGGGCGGATGATCTATCCGGTTGGGCTGATACGCTCAATGCGCAAGGGCTTGCCGAGAAGGAGGCTGCTGAAGAAAACTGGAAAGCCTGCCTAGAACATCTGCTGACCAGTCGTGTCGATGCCTGGCGCGGCGGCATGCAGCACACGATTGGCGCGTTGGTTGAAGGCTATCAGGATAGCGGCAACAGCTACCTCGATGTCGCCAAGACGCGAGAGCTGTTGGCTCAGGTGGATATCGGCTTGTTACCGAAGGGCCAGAACAAGATCGATGCCGCTAGTGATTTTCTTGCGATCCCCAACAAGGGGCCAAACCTGACAAGTCTGTTTGATGGTATGCCCTGGGGCAATGGTGTCTGGACCTATGCGTTGCGTCAGGGGCCGCTGGACATTGTAGAATACCGAAAGGAATTCAACAAGGTGAAGATAGGCGGTGTCTCCCGACGCGTAACGCTGGTCAATCTGACAGCCTTTGCAGACTATGCAGAGAAGGTGGGGTGATGTCAGACCAGATCGTCCACATCAACACCAAGGATATCGGCAAGGGCTTTGATCGTGTCGATGGATCCTTTGCGCTTGCCGCTCTCAATCTGGGAGATCATCTCCTGCTTGACCCCAACAGAGTCGGCCAGCTGCCTTTGAGTGATTCCGCGATACTTGCGATAGACCTTGACGGGGTTCTCTCCATTCAGCAGATCATCAACCAAGCTGGAGGGGAAATACTCTCCGTCTTCGGCCTTGGCTTTGTCGTAAAGCTCTTCATCAGACAAGGTGATGTCAGCTGCGCTCGGGTCCAGGGCCAGATAGTCTTCCCAGCTCAACTCCACCTTGGAAGGGCGACCGGCTTCGTCATAGATGATGTTTGGAACTGCCATGCTTCACTCCTAGCGCTTGTACACATCGCCTCTGGGGCCAATCTTTTCGATGGAAAGGATACGGATTTCATCGTCCCTGTCATACAGAACACGATAATCCCCGACCCGCAGTCTAAATCCATCTCTCCCGGACAGGGGCTTGACGTTCATGTCTGTTCTATCCGGATCTTCGGCCAGCTTCATGATGGCGCTATGAATGCTCTTGGCCCTCTTGGGCTGTACGCGCTTCAATGCCTTCATTGCCTGCGACTTATAGGCGACTTTGTACATGCGATCTGTGCTTCCTTGATACGTCACAAATATAACTATGAGTTATTTTTGTGTCAAGGCACGTCCCTGAAGAGTATTCCCCAACCCTTTGCCAGGCGAAATATCACCCGACGAAAGCGTGTGTCTTTAACTGGTTAGCCCCGACCCATTACCAATGAAAGGAAACTCCAAGGCGTAGGCCTCAATCACATTTGCCACTCAACCCCGACCCTTTCCTGTCTAAGACAGACCGCGTCCTGTCACGCCTTTTGCAAGGGCAAAAGCCCTGCCAGTCCAAGCGGACAGTTGACCAGGTGTGATCGGCGCTAGGCTCAAATAGCTGTGGGTGTGTTCCCGTTCATGACGGGTCCGGGGACACCACAGGGGACACTGGGGACACCTCAGTGACACCTAGTGTCCCCAATATTTCAAAGTCAAAACAGAGGCTTAAAGCGTGGGTTCCACTGGGGACACCAAATGAGCCTCACGTTACGCGCACGCGCACGCGTATAGGGAAATAGGTGTCCCTAGTGGAACTAGTGGAACTATAGAGATAAGCAATTGGTTTCATTGAGCTTTTACGGGGACACTTGAGGGGACACCAGTGACATTTGGTGTCCCCGAGCCTTTGCATCCAGTCGCCATGCAATCTGCTCGTTTGAATAAAATATCGAGGTTTATCAGATAGATGACAGATAAAACAGAGCAAATGGATCTGCTTCAAACCAGCGAAAAAGAGGGGTGTGAGGGCACGCCGATGGCGGTTTTCCCTGCGCCACGGATGGAAAAGCGTGGCCCAGGCAGGCCAAAAGGTGCGACAAACCGCAAAACGCAAGCAATTGAGAAACTCTATCGGGCAAAAGGACTGCGAGATCCGCTCCTGGCACAAGGCGAGATCGCTTCAGCACATCCGCTGGACCTTCATAAGCAAATCGTTGTGATGCAGGCTCATGCCCAAGGGATCAAAGCAGACAAGGCAATGGATGCCTATCGAGCCGGTACTCTGTTCGGTGTGCCGTCGATTGCCGAGGTTATGGCCTTGCAGACAAAGGTGCAGGACCAGCTGACGCCATACCTGTACGGCAAGAAGCCACAGCAGAGCGAAGAAGAGAATGATCGCCTGCCAATGCTATTCATTGACCTGGGCGATGACAGTCAGAGTGAGACCAATCAGGCTTCAGAAGGCTTGCTTTCTATTGGTCATGGCATCGAGGACCAAAGTCAACAAAATCAATCACTTAGCAAGAGCGACAATCAAGCGTCTCATGACAAGGTGTCTCATGAAGCAGCCAAGCCACTGAAAGACAAGGGAGAATAGCCAATGTTGCAGCTGATAGATTATCAGAAGGACAGGCATGGCATAACAGGGGGACCGGCATGTTTTGAGTGGAGCGGGCTTGGAGAAATTTGTCTCGCTTCGGTTCTGCTCGCTCTTCCTCTCCCCATCACCAAGGGCAGGATTTCGCGCAGGGCCTCCCCCGAAGCACCCCCCAGCCCCCCATATAGGGGTGTGACGCGACACACCGATGAAGATTTTCATCGAGAAAAGCCAGCCAAGGGCGCGTTCTCGTGGTCTCCGGCCAAGGGTCGGGGGAAAAACACTATGGCTGATTTACAGTGGGGGTGAGGGGAATGAGCTATCAATTTCCGGGAAAAGACGAGACGGGTCTTATCGCTCCTGAGAATACCGATATTCGTGCTTTGGTGCAAGCCTATGAGAAGGATGAGGACTTCGATCCCTATCATTTTAAACCGGCTGGGACTATCTCGCGCTCGTTCATTGCCGGCAAGGAAATGAGCCGATTCATCATGGGGCCGGTAGGGGGAGGCAAAACGGTATCCTGTGTCTTAGCCCGTATTGTGGCCGCAACCCAGATGCCGCCCTGCAAGGATGGATGGATCCGAGACCGGTTCGTGGTGGTCCGCACATCTTTCCGCGATGCCGAGCGCACCGTGCTGAATTCGTGGAAGCAGTGGTTCCCGCGCACCTATCCCGGTTCAAGCTGGTCTGGCGGCAATGATCGTCCGGCAACCCACATCTTGCGCTGGCGTTTGCCTTGCGGGTTGAAGGTGGAAGCGGAAACGATCTTTTTGGGGATTGGCGATCAGTCAATTGAAGATATCTTGCGCGGGCTGGAAATCTCTGGTGGCTGGATGAACGAAGCCGATACGCTGGCTGCTAACGTACTTCGCTATATCGAGCAACGCACGGGCCGCTATCCTAAAAAAGAAGATCTGGCCGATCCTGACGCTAAACGCATGCGAACCGTGCTTGGCGACTATAACGCGCCTGATATGGACAACTGGACCTATGAGCAGTTGGTTGAAAATCCGGCACCACACAGGAAGCTATATCGACAGCCTTCCGGACGGTCTCCCAATGCCGAGAACCTTTCCCGATTGGAGCCGGATTATTACCAGAAGATCATCGAGGCTGAACCGGACTGGTATGTGCGCCGCTTTGTCGACAACCAGTATGGCTATAGCCGTGAAGGCCTGCCGGTCTACCGATCTTTTGATCAGGACCGTCACATCGCGGCCAGAAAACTTGATCCGGTAGAAGGTCTGCCGTTGTTGATCGGCATGGACGCTGCCTTGCATCCAGCTGCGATCTTTGGACAGCCAATGCCGAATGGCCAGATCCGCATCACCGATGAGTTGGTTCCGGGCGCAGGTGTGGGCGCGGCTCGCTTCGCTGAAATGGTTCTTGATCTGCTGGACCGGCGCTATCAGATGGTGACCGATATTCGCGCCTGGGCCGATCCGGCGAGCCAATATGGCGCAGACAGGGAAGGCGGCGAGCAGGCTTGGCTCGACACCATGCAGGTGGAATTGAAGATGCCGATCCTCATTCCGGCCAATGGCTCCAACGAACTGGGACTTCGTCTTGGTGCGGTTGAAAAGGAACTTACGCATTTCATCGACGGGGAAACCCCGCGCCTTCTGGTTTCGCCCCATTGCAAGCTTTTGAACCGAGGCTTCATGTCCGGCTATCGCTTCAAGAAGCTTTCTGGCGGTTCAGAGCAATTCTCATTGCAGCCGGAAAAGAACGACTATTCTCACCCCCACGATAGTTTGCAGTATCTGGTCCTGGGGTATCGTGGGCGTCCCGCTGTTGTGGGGCAATCGCAGCGACAGAGGCGAGCATCAGCCCCCAAGGCCGCGTCCGCTTCCAGACGGAATTTTGATCCGCACCGCTATGCCTGAGATCCACCATCCATCCAGCCTCTATGACCTTGCCTGTGTAGCAGGTCAACGCCCGATGATCGTCTGGCAGTGTCTGAAGGCGCAACGCGCTGTATCGGAGACGTGGGCGCTTTCTGACGATAATGGTGAAGCAGTTATTGTGACCGGTCTTTGGCTGAGAAGCGATGGTGTTGCCGAAGCATGGTTTTTGGCACGCCCGGAGGCTGCGAAATACCTTCGACGGATCGTCCGGCATATTCGGTTGACCTTGGCACGCTCCCCCTATGCTGAAATCGAAGTCAGGATCACCACACGGGCCGGTGCGCATATTGCGTTGCTTTGTGGGTTCACTCTGGCAGAAATCACTTCTGGCATGGAGATTTGGCGATATGGGCGGATTGTTGGGCGGCGGGGGAGACAACGGCGCAGTGGCTTTGCAGAGAAAAGTTGCAGAGCAAAACCAAAGGAAACAGTTGGCCGCACTCGCCAAAACGGCGGCAGAAACCGATCAGGCGACAGCCAAGGCCAAGGGCGGCGGTCGACGCGCTGGCGGCAACAAACTGCTGACCTATATCGGCGCGTCCGATGGTCAATCCACGCTCGGATAAGGCGCATTCATGGCAAAGAGACAAAGCACAGCGCCCAATGCCGCGAAAGAGCCAGAAAATACTGGCAGCTCAAAGGGAAACGATGAAGCCAAGATCAAGAAGCTGAAACGCTTTTACAAAAAGGCTGACACCGAGTTTCTCAAGTTCAAGCCAATGCTTGATGAGGCCTTTGACTATGCCATTCCCTATCGTAAGGGCATATCCGAGACCGGAGCGGGCGAAAAGCGGGTCAACAAGGCATTTGACCAGACCGCGATCGTCGGGGCTTTTCGCTTTGCCGGACGGCTCTGGCAAGACTTCGTTTCAGAAGAAATGTTCCGTCTTGCTCCCGGCGACATTCTCACTGACAAGGTCAAGAACGAGCTTCGGCCCGAGCTTGAAACCTATACATCCGTTATCACCGGAATGGCGTCCAATGGCGAATTTGATCTGGCTTTCCATGAGATGGGGCTGGATCTTTCGGCGGGCACTGGCGCCATGTACATCCAGGAAGGTGAAGACACCGATACACCGGCGCGCTTTGTAGCGGTACCGATTGATGAGCTGCGCCTCTTAAAGGGTGGCCATGGTGACGTGCGGGGCATTTTCTGGGACCGGAAATGGGATGCCTGGGAAGTGGAGGATGAGTTCTGGGATGAACGCGCCAAGTTTGGCCCGAACTTCAAAGACAAGCTGCGGAAGAATGAAAGCGATGATGTAAAGCTGCGCGTCGCGACCCTTTATGACCGCAAGGCAAAGAAATGGATCACGACCACATGGGTCGACTGCGATGAAGACACAATCATTCGCGAAGAGGAAAGCCTTACCAACCCATGGCTGACACCACGCTACTTCCGCGTCCCAGGAGAAACGATGGGCCGTGGCCCTGTCATGCTTGCCATGCCTTCCATCAAAACGCTGAATACAGCGCAGAGTTTGACCTTGCAGGCGGCTGCAATAGCGCTCCTGGGCATCTGGACTGCCGTTGATGACGGTGTGTTCAATCCGGATCAATCAGCAATCGAGCCCGGGGCGATCTGGACCGTGGCTCGCAATGGCGGCGTGCTTGGACCAACAGTGCAGCGCATGACCGATCCAAGGCTGGATACCAACAACATCATCCTCAATGATCTCCGGATGGCCGTACAGGCCACCATGATGGACCAGAGCTTGCCGCCAGACGGAGCTGCGGTGCGCAGCGCTACCGAGATCCTAGAAAGGGTCAAACGGCTCGCTACGGACCATATCGGGGCATTTGGACGCCTTGTCTATGAGATCATCGCGCCTCTTGCCCGACGTTTGATCGAAATTGCTTACAAAAAGGGCCTGATTAAAGCGCAGATCCCAATAGACCAGATCTTGATCCAGGTGAAAGTCTCTTCGCCTTTGGCAACGGCGCGCGCGGCCGAAAAACTCGAAAAGATCACCCAGTGGATCGATATGGTGCTGGCCATTTTGCAGACCGAGGCTGGACAAGTGGCCAAACTGCAAGACGCCCTTGAATATATCGGCCACGAGTTGGGCGTTCCTTCCCGTTTCATCGTCACTGCTGAAGAACGCGCCGCAATGCAAAAGCAACAGCAGGACGAGCAAGCCACCATGATGGCAGCACAAATGGCCATGCAAGCCGGGGAGGGAGCTTAATGAGCCGCGCCGGATTTGACCTTCAAGACATGATTTCCCGTCTTGGCAGCGAGCACAGCTGGGAAACCCTCGATAATCTGCAAAACATGTTTGCGCATCCGGAAAAACGCAAGTTGGCTGAAGAAGAAAAAGCCATAAAGGAAGCTGCGCAGCTGCGCTTCCGACAGGATCTTCTGGTGATCTTCTCGATGGAGCAGGGGCGCAATGTGCTTGAAGAATTGATCAGGGGAACCGTTGGGCGTCCTCCTGTCAATCTTGGCATATCCGGCCTTTCTTCTGATCAGGTGGGAGTGATGTCCGCCTATCGCGAAGGCCAGAACTCCATCATCCATTCTATTCTTTCTGACCTTAAAAAGGCGGGTTTCACCCCGTCAAACGCATCCGTACAAGGAGACACAGCACCATGTTCATTCTCGGACACCACTGGCCAACCATCGCATTCGAAGCTGAAGACGGAACCGGATCTGGCTCAGACACCGGAAACGCCGAAGAAAGCGGCGACAGCGCGGAAACAACCCTCTACCGCCCAGACGGCCTCGAAGAAGGCTACTTTGGCGAAACGGACCAGGAAACCATCGACAAGCTGATGGCGGGCATCAAGGATGCAACACCGCAACTGCCCGAAGATGTTTCCGGCTATGAGTTCACACCATCTGAAGGCTTGGAAGGCTATTTCGGCGAGAAAGACGATCCTTTGCTTAATTCAGCCAAGGCCGCTGCGCTGAAGAATGGCATCACACCCGACGTCTTGCAGAGTTTTATCAATGACACATTTGGAGATCCCGTAGCAAAGGGCGTGATTGCACCACCATTCAATCCGAAAGCGGAGATAGACGGCCTTGCCAAAATGCTTGGCGGCGATAACAAAGTGGCTGAAAAGGCGATCAATGATGCTGATGCCATTGCTGGTAATCTGGCCAAAACCATGGGGCTGCCGGAAGCGGCTGCGGGCTTCTTCGAAGGCATGGCCGAAACCGCGTCTGGCGTGATGGTCATTCGCGCCATCCAGAAAATGGCAGGAGAAAAAGGTATTGCTCTTGGCGGACAGGACGCGGGCGCTACCACGCATTACTCAAGGGAAACCCTCAAGAAGATGGGCGCTGATCCGCGCATCGACCCGCAGAGCACAAAATATGATCCGGACGTCAGGAAGAAGTATGATGACAGCTATCTGGCTTTGTATGGGGGATAAAAACCAAGCTGCCGACTAAAGTTAAAAAAATATTAATTCATAATTAACCGCAAATCACCTCATCATACAGAACGAAGAATCGTGAATGACTGAGAACATGGCGATGGATGCAACATATAATTTGAATGGCGGTTTTAAGCCAACAGTAAAGAGAAATGCAGATATTAACGGGCCGGATTTCTTTCCAACCCCGCCATGGGCAACTCATGCACTGATTGATAATGAGGTGTTCACTGGTGATATTTGGGAATGCGCTTGTGGCGATGGAGAAATGTCTAACGTTCTGCAGGAGACTGGCAATCAAGTGATTAGCAGTGATCTTTATGATCGAGGTTTTGGGGAAACCGGTGTGGACTTTTTGGAACAAACAAAAAAAGTTTCAAACATCATAACCAATCCTCCATATAACAGCGCACAACAATTCGTCGAGCAAGCGCATAAGCTTTCGAGTCAAAAATTTGCTCTTTTGCTTAGGCTCGCGTTTTTAGAAGGAGCGTCTAGAGCACGAACAATTTTCTCGACCGTTCCTCCAAGTAGAGTTTGGGTATTTAGCGAAAGAATTACATTTTATCCCAAAAACGCAGTGAAAGCAGGATCGGGAACCACGGCTTACGCATGGTTTGTTTGGGATAAAAAGCATTCGGGAAGCACTGAGCTGAAATGGTTCCAACCAGGATACAAAAAACTTTACTCTTGAATTTTGGCCCGGCCTGCATCCGTTATAACTAAGCCTTTTCTCTCTTCATCATACTCAGCAAACCCTAGGTTGATGATGTTATTGGGGCTTTCTTTATGAGAAACCATATTCCTAACTTTTTGAGAGAAATGCGAATCCTTACGTCCTTCCAAGATCTCTAGATCATGCCCAATTGGATGCATTTCTTTTTCAAGTTGAACGATAAGGTCAGACGTCGATAAAAATCCGTCTTTTTCACCATTCAATAGTTTAAGTGTTGGTAGCAACAAATCAGCTTCGCTGATCAGACGTTTGGATGCATTTTTCATAATAAGACCCTTTAAGTTTTTCTTTTCTTAGGATCCACTAAGAAACGGTCGAGTCAACAAATAATTGCTCTTATGCATAAGACAATTTTAGATGGAGAGCTAAGCAACAATGAAGACTAGCCCTCATTGTGCTCTTCTGATGCCGCATTGTCCCCATCTGAAGGACCAAGAGCTAAATTCATTATCCAAGCAACATTTAGCAAATTCCCTGCAGCCGAAAGACCAACTAACAAACTATAGATAAAAACTAAGTATCCAAAAAACGAAAAAAATGCTGAAGTCTCATAAGCGACTGAAAAAATCAGTAGAACAATAGATAATACCTGAGAGAATATAAAGTGAAAAAAACTAACTGAAAGATCCATAAAATAAGAATTATTATCGCCATTTTCCATCAAAAGCCTCAATGTTTTCCCATTAAAAGCGAGAAAAATTGCGAATGCACCGATTGAAAATCCCAACAAACTCGGCGCAATATTTGAAGCAAATGCATGCCATGCACGACTATTACTCATCTCATTCAAATTAAGCCAAATTGGATAAGTCATAAACGAGAAAATTATTGCAGACCATAAATAAATAGATTTTACAAGCGCTATCCACCCGCCATAATTTTTCCAGTAAAGCAAGAAATAGTCAGGCACTTCAGGAACGAACTGTTTGATACAGCTACAAAAGCCATCTTTTACACACATTAACGATTCTCGCTCTCACGCCTATTTCATCTTCCAAAACCTCTTCCACCAATTTTGGAATTTTGTTGGTAGATATTTTCAGCTTCTCACCTTCTATTCCCCGTCCCTCACCGACGACGTTACCACTATATTCTGCAACAGACGCAATCAATTTATTATCTTCATTCAAATCAAGCCCCTCTTGGCGACTTGCTGCAACGAGAGCAATTGTTTGGCGAGCTGCATTTTGAGATTCTAGGTTTCTTAATACTCTTCTTTGCGCAGCATTGTGGTCATCGGGATTCGGGCGCTTTAAATCGATAACTACCTTATACAGAGAATACATATTAAAAATACTTTTTAGGGTACCTTCGGCCGGAATAATTGTTGCATATACTTCTTTTATGTCGAGGGTTTCCATCGATCGAGTAAAAATATTTTCGAAAAATTTATGAGCTGTTTTAACTGAAAAAGTTTTTTTCAATTCATTTTTCGTCTCGACAACTAGAAGGTGATCTTTTTCGCGTAAAGCATAGTAAAATGTTTTCAAGTTCAAACCAATGTTATCGGGAATTTTCACACCCGAGTCATCAAAATCTATTTCTTCCAATTTAAGCTTATCAATAGCTGGTTCATCTTTGTTAACCTCAGTCCAAACATAAATTACACCAACATAAATTCCATCCTCCACAATCCTTGGCTTTGAAATAGTTGCAAATTCAACCCCTCTAAAATTTACCGTATATTTGGAAGCTACTTCCAGTAATTTGGGGTAAATTCCTTTTGGATGGGGATGAGCGACGATATTTAAGGCGCCAAAAATAACTCTATTAGTTGCAACCATTACTAATTAAACCCTGATTCGAATTACATTGTGTGACGCCAATTTAAAGGTACGCAACCAAAGCCATCAATTACAAATTGTAGTCATGCACTTGCTTTTATATCTATAAATTTGAAATCAGCCCAAGTTCATCAGTTGACCGAACATTCAGGCGGTTAGCGTTGTAGCCAAGCCAGGGCTCATTGCACCGCCTTTTTCATTGCCCGCAGTCGGTAGGGCCTCTGGCGAGACGAACACTCGCTTTGGAAGGCTACAAGACATGAGCACTGATGCACCAACCTGGTTTGTGGAGCAGTATAAAGACGGCGTTATCCAGAAATATCAGGCCAAGGGCTTTCTGCTGAAATCCTCCGTAACACCGGCGGGCAGCATCGAAGGCAGCAAGGCCTATTTCAACCTGATGGGCAAAGGCAAGGCCAATAAGAAGAAGCGCGGGCAGGCCGCTGTTCCGATGAATGCCCAGAAGGGTCGCGTCGAAGCGATCCTTGAAACATGGGAAGCCTTTGATGAGGTCTATAAATTTGACCTTGCCCGCATGACCGCCAATGAGAAGGAAGCAATCCAGACCGCTGGCGCTATGGCACTTGGGCGCGCGACCGATGATGAAATCATGGTCAAGCTGGATGGCTCATCCAGCAAGGCAGCAGGCACAGGTAAGGGCATGAAGCCACTACTGGACGCCAATGGCCAGCCGGGCATGATCGGCGGGGCCACAACGCCCTTTGAACTTAAACATCTTCTACTGATGGCCAGCGCGTTGAAACAGGCTGACGTGCCATGGGATGGGAATGTCTTCTGTCCGCTGCCCTCACTGCTGTTTGATCAGGCGTGTGCCTACAAGCAATTCAACAATGCAGATTGGACCGGCGACGATCTCAGCTTCACCAAAGTGACCACCTCCAAATTCTGGGGCGGGGTGCATTGGTTCCAGGCTCCGGATGATCTGTTCATCGAGAATGAAGACGGGCATTACGATATCGAGATGTACCATCGTTCTTCTTCTGGTTGGGCCAACAATTCCGATCTTTCGAGCATTTGGGATTGGGATAACCGCCTTGGCTGCTGGACTGTTCGTATGGAAACTGAAGGCGCTGCAGCCTGTTTCCAGCCGACGGGCACCGTTCGCGGACGCTTCAAGGTTCCAACCGATATCGAGCTGAACTGACCCTCGGCCATTCTTCCCAATTTAGTTTCATAAGAAAGGAAATATCATGGCGTTCAGTTTGAACGGCTTCAAACGCATTGTTTCTGTTGGCGCAATCGGAACCGGCTCCGGTTCCGTCAAATCGCTCTGCACCTATCACACCAATGATGACGCGGCTGCGGTGCAGTCCGCAGGCTATTTCAATAGCCTCGCGCCTGACCTGAAGAAAGGCGACATCATTCTGGCCGGACTTGATATCGATGGTGCGCCCAAGCTCAAAAACTACATTGTCACTGCCGTATCTGCGACGACAGTCACCATCGCAACCCAGACCACAGCTTAACGTCTCGCTCCTCCCTGAGGCCGACTGGCGGCCCGGTCTTTATTGGATCGGGCCGTTTTTCATTTGAAGGGCTCGACAATGATTGATGAGAATTCCGTTATCAAATCGGCTTGCGATATCGCGGGCATCACCGCACCTGAAGATCTTACGTCCGAGCTCTATAATGGCGTGACAGCCCTGGATGCCTACAAGATGGATGCGCAGGCGGCGCTGGCGCTTCATCCCTGGTCTTTTGCGCAATCGCTTGTATTGCTCAACCGTAGGCGCGAAGCGCCGATCACGGGATATGCTTATATCCACCAGATCCCGACAGAAAACCTTATCATTGCCACTGACAAGATAACCGACATTCCTTCACAGCCGGATCGGGCCTTCACTGACTATGTGAAGTACGGCAGCAAGATCTATTCCAATCAGGAAAAACTATACGCCGTTATCAGGACAGAAGTCGGGCCACATCTCTGGAACCCTTTGTTTGTCTCAGCAGTTGCCACAGGCCTTGCGGCCAAACTGGTGCTGTCCATCGCGGCCGACATCAAGACGTTTCAGACGCTGGATCGGTTGGCCTATGGCGATACCAGGGAAGAGCGCCGGGGCGGCATGATCCGAGCAGCGATCAACGCCGATCAATTCACCAAACCCAACAAGAGCATGCGGATGGGCAATAACCCTCTGACCGCTGCTTACCTGTCTTAGGGGAGCTTGGGCGATGGTAGCCAAACCCGGCCATTTGCAGGCGAGCTTTACATCCGGTGAGCTGGATCCGTTTGAGTATGACCGTACGGAACTCAAATTCTATAACACCGGCCTCAAATGGGCAGAGAACACCCAGCTGCATCCGCAGGGTGGCTTTTCCTTGCGCGATGGCACGAGGCATTCCATCACGCTGGATGATACATCTGCTCGCTTGATCCCGTTTAAGACTTCGCAGGGTGTCGTACATGATTTCGTTCTAAAAGATGGTGCCCTCGATGTAATCAAGGATGGTGTCATCCTGACCAGTATCCAGCACCCGTTGGCATCGAGCCAGTTGAAGCAGATGGAATGGGCGCACCGAATGAATACGCTCTTCCTGTTCCATGAGGATGTGCAGACACCACGAGTCTATTACGACAAAGCTAGCCAGGTATGGGGCTGTGATAGCCTGCCATATGAAAAACTGCCCCAATATGATTATGGCGGTGCCTATTCAAACGGCATTCCGGCAGAATGGGAGGTGCAGTTTGTTTCCCTTGATGCGGACCATCGCTTCCGGCTGACGATCTCCGGATCTGAAACCGTCTCGATCAAGCTATCCAGCGAAAGCGATTGGAGCCAGTGCGCCGCAGATATGCAGGATGCCATCCTGCAATTGCCCAATGTCGCGGATGGCGTCACATGCGAGGTCATCGAAGACAAGCGGATCAAGGTGGTCTTCAGCGGCGATCAAAATGCCGGGGATGCCTGGGCTGTTTCAGCTGATGTGCTGGATGATAGCGATGCCGCCATTCCTTGCTACAAGCTGGTTGTCGGCGTTGCGCCAGGGGAAGCCATCATTTCCAATGATCAGGGTTGGCCAAGTTGCGGCCTGTTCTATCAGCAGCGGACAATCGTAGGCGGTTTCAAGAACTTGCCCAATAACTGGATGTGTTCGATCACTGGCCGTTACTTCTCCTTTGACACCGAATTGGACGAAGCAAATGGGGCTTTTGTCGTTCCTCTGGACAGTGAAGGCGGCGAGAAGATCCTGCATATGGTCGATGGCCGCAATATGCTGGTTTTCACATCTGAAAGGGAATTCTGGATCTCGGACCGCTCCATAAGCAAAACCGATCCGACAGTGCATGTGGAAGCATCCACCCATGGCTCCAAGGCCGGAGTTCCGGTAGTTAAGAACGAAGGCGGCGCAATCTTCTGCCACAAGACGGGATCTGTGCTCTCCGAGTTTCGCTACACTGATGTAGATGGCAACTTCATTTCCCAGCCAATCTCTATTCTCTCTCCGCACCTGTTTGACAATGTGTGTGACATGGCCGTGCGCAAGGCCAAATCCTCTACCGATGCCAACCTGCTGGGCGTCATCGATGAGGAGGGAAGCATGCGGGCCGGTTTCCTCTTGAGGCAACAGGATGTGACGGGTTTTGGCCGTTTTACATCGCAGTCCGGTCTTTACAAAGCGATTGATGTAAACAGTGCCAATGAAATGAACGTCATCATGCAGAGGGATGGCTCAAGGCGATTTGAGACATTCGAGAAAGGGCTAATCCTCGATGCCGCGATCAGCTTTAGCTATAGCGCTCCAAGAAAACTGATATCCGGCCTTGGTCATCTGGAAGGCATGGAGGTCTGGTGCCTGGGGGATGGGAATGTCTATGGCCCTTACGTTGTGTCGGACGCCACCATCACCATTGATGATCCGGTCAAAAAGGGAGAGGTCGGCCTGTTCTGCCCGCCGCTTGTCGAGACACTGCCGCTTTCTCGCGAAATCGCTGACAAAACTATCATCCGACGCAGATCTCGCATTCATTCTGTCTGGATCTCGGTCATCGACACCACGTCCATTGCCATCGGGGCGAATGGACAGGATCCAGTCGATTTTCCCCTTCGGCAGTATGACGCCAACCTGATCAAACCCGAACTCGAAGATGGCTACACCGGCCTGATCGAATTGCGCGGACTGCGCGGCTATGCCGACGAGCCAACCGTAACAATCACACAATTGAGACCAGGTCGCCTTACCGTGCGCTCAATTACCTCTGAAGCAAAACTGTAGGGAGCTTGCCATGACTATGTTGATCAGCGGCATAGGAGCCTTGATGGGCGGCGGCGGGGCCGCAGCTGGTACGGCCGCCGCAGGAACGGCTGCAACTGCGGGCACAACGGCCGTAGCCACCACAGCAGCATCAACGGGACTATTCGGCACCGGCATTTCAGCCTCCTCGATCTTGCAGGGCGTTGCCGGATTTGCCAGCGCGATTGCGGGTCTGCAAGGCGCCAATGCGCAAGCGGAAGGCTATGAAATGCAGGCCGATGTGGCTGACATGCAAGCCACTGACGAAGAAACCAAAGGCGTCCAACGCGCTGGGGAAATTAAGCGCGCGCTCTCGAAAGCCCTTGGTGAGAATGCCGTGAAATTTGCAGCCGCCGGTCAATTGGTCGGAGAGGGGGCCGCAGAAGACAACGCCAACGCCCTAGAAGAACGGGCAGCCGATGACATTTCCGTTGATCGGGCAGATGCAGACGCCCGCGCCGCGATGTTGCGCGCCAGATCTGCTGGGTACCGCAGAGTTGCCAAACGCACGCGCAGCGCCGGAGGTATTGGCTTCATTGGCAATGCCTTGAGCAGTTTCGGATAAGGAGAAAGCCAAATGGCAAATCAACGCGCCCGCAGTCCGGGCAGACTGGCGGAACTGAATACGCATGGCCAGGTAAGCACCAAGCCAGGATATGCCGTTGATCCCAATGCCGGCATTTGGTTCACCACGGCCAACAGCTTGAGACGGGCAGGGCAGGCCCTTGGCAATTTGGCTGACCGCGCCATGAAGCGGCAGCAACAGCAGGCCATTGCCACAGCATCAGACCAAGGAACGCAGGCCGGATATAGCGCGGATTTGGGAACTGGTGCCACATTGCAGATCAGTGATGAGCTGAGGACCGGCATTCAGGCTACAGCCGCAGCCTTAGAGGTTTCGCCCGAAGATCTTGCAACTGTTATTTCATACGAAACGAAAGGGACTTTTGATCCATTAATCAAAGGACCGACTACGAAATGGGGCACCCATCGTGGTCTCATTCAGTTTGGAGAACCTCAAGCCCAAAAATATGGTGTCGATTGGAATAACCCGATTGCTTCTCAGCTTGGCGAGAATGGCGCAATCGTGCGCTATTTGAGGGATGCGGGTGTTAAGCCAGGCATGGGGCTTCTTGATATTTACTCCGCCATCAATGCTGGTCAGGTTGGTAGGCCCAACGCATCAGACGAAGCAGCAGGAGGGGCGCCTGGCACCGTACGCGACAAAGTCGAACAACAAATGGAGGCGCACAAGGCTCGCGCTGCACTGCTATTCGCCGAGCGTCATGTTGCGGGCACGGGACGCCCATCTTCTTCGGGGCCCGCACTTGCCTTGCGTCGCGGTGATACTCCCATGGGGGAAGCCTATACAGCCGCGCAGAATAGAGCAATCAGTCGTCGCCTTCCCATAGAAGTCACCCAACAGCTTGATGCCCTTTATGAGGATCACAAAGACAATCCAGCAGAGCTGGCGGCGGCATTTGATGAAGCAGAAAACACCGTCCTGGGTAGAATTGGTCAACTGACTGGCAATGATCCCGAATCCATCGCCTTTGCAAAAGAAACCTTTGCAAAGAAGAGATTTGGCTATGAGAAGTCAGCGCGCGCCGCCGAGGATGCCCGCATACGAGACGGGGAACGCGCTGACTATGATCAAACGATCAGTGACGCCAGAAACAGTTTGCAAAAACAGGCCTACCGCGCAGCCAATGACGAAGAAGCAGGAGAAAGCCTCAGCGTTTCCATCAATGAGAATTTGGCTTCAATTGAGAGCGCTCTTGATGCCGGAGTTATTTCCGCTGATGTAGCCCTTCGTGATCGAAAACACATCAACGATACCGTCACGTTAGGCCGCCTTGATGGCACTTTTGATGCCCTGCCTGATATCGATAGCAAGAAAGAGTTTGTAGAAGGGCTCAAAGAGAGCTGGACCAATGGGGATGAGCTTGTCAAAGGCCTTTCCCTTGAGCAAATCCAGACCCTTGAACGGAAATACCAAGGAGCAATTTCCAGTCAGAATAAAGCAGAAACAGCGACTGCCAAGCTGCAAGAGCAAAAGATGCGCGGCTGGGTCAAGGACGATCTGGCCTCAATTCGCTCCACCGGCATCGGTCTATCTATCGATGATGAGGAACTCACCTTTGACCAGGTCAAAGGCGTTCTTGGAGAAGAATTCGCCACGAATTGGCAGCATAACCGCCAAATACAGGCCGACCTTTTCAAGGCTACATCCGGCCTCGATGTCATGTCAGCTTCAGACATGCAAGCCCATCTTCAGGGGCTGGAGCCAAAGGCAGGTACATCCGGCTTCACGGATCAAATGGCTATTCATGACACGGCCCAGAAAGAGGCCCAACGGATACTCAAACAGCGCAAGGAAGATCCCGCTCTGGCGGTAGACAATGCGTTTGATGAACTCCAGCCCATTCGTGAGCAAGCCTATGAAGGTGATCCCGTTGCCATGGAAGAGCTGATCAAGGGTAGGCTTGAAGCACAGGAAGCCATCGGGATCTCGGACTTTGCCAAGGCACCGCTGACGAATTCGGAGCTCGCCAGCGTTGCCATGCCTGTTGCTAAATCCACAGATCGTCAAGTGTGGCAGGATCTCTTCGGCAAACTCGATAGTGTCTATGGGATATATGCTGATGAAGTGATGTCACAGATCCTCAACTGGAAAGGGCTTCGCAAGGAGGCAGCTGAAGTTGCAACGGCTTACCTCAGAAAAACGCAACTGGGCCAAGTGCCTAGCCGAAGAGAAATTGCCGCAGCCAACGAAACTGTTGAGCAATCCCTCCCAGCACAAGCGCTTGAGGGAAATATGCCCCTCGCAGCAACACCCAATACAAACCACATCGACTACCTTCTCGCACATCCTGAAACGGCAACTGACTTTGACGCCAAGTTCGGGACCGGCAGTTCTGACAAGTTTCTGGAATTGCAAAAGAACATCGAACGAGAAACGGCCCAAAAGCAAACTGACGCCAGAAGAGCAGAATATTTGGCTGGTCCTTCAATGATGCAAGGCTGGGGGCCAATTCATCAACAATTGCTCGAAAACCAAATCATTAAAAATCTATAGGATCAGGATGTTATGCCCTCTCAGCAAATGACAAATCCATATGACAACATAGATGCAGGAAAAGATCCTCAGGCTCTCCCAAATCCGTATGATCAATTCGACAAGGGCCCCGGCCTAGCAGATCGATTTCTTCTCAATATGGAAGCGCAAAATAGAACGGGTACAATTCAAGGTGCGTTGCAGGACACTACGAGGAAAGCGGACCGGGAGCTATTTGACAGCCGATATCAGGCGCTACCTGAATGGCATGGAATGCTGGAAGGCAGCGCAGCGCTTCTTGGCCAGATCGCAGGCGGGATTTGGGACAACGAAAATAACCTTCCTGTTCTCGAGAACTTCATTCCTGTTGGCGTCGGAGCCAAAGCCGTAGGTTTAGCCGGTCGTTCTATGACGTCAATCGGAGCTCGTGTCTTTGCTGGTGCAACTGATGCCGCTATTACGAATGCCGTCGCTGACGCTGCTATTCAGGAAATAGAGAAGACTGCAGGATTCCGCGATCAATTCGATACCAAGCAATGGCTAGCTTCAACAGCTGTTGGTACTGTCGCGGGCGGTGTTATGGGGCCAATTTCCCATAGAACAGCCTCGCCAGAATCTCAAGCTGTTGATGCAATTCACGAGGCAACTAAGCCCACCCCAGTTCCATCTGCTGACACCTTCATTCGCCCTACAATCGACGAAAGCCATGTTGCTGTTACCTCAGACACCCCCAAAATGGACGTGGAGCTGCCCGAGGGCGTCAAACTTGATTTTGGCGAGCCGGAGGCACCGTCCATTGCCAAACGCGCTCTGATGGACTCAGAAAGTCCAAATGATCCTATTGCATTAGGGGACAGGTATTTTCCTCAACAAAGAGAGACTATGGCACCATCGGAAACACAATCCATGGCCATGGACCCCAATGCGGAGCCACTTTGGAAAAACAACGGAACATGGAAAGAAACAGATCCTGATATTGCAGGAATTGGAAAACTTGGCCCAGTACTGAAACCTGATAGTTATATCGGCAACTGGATCGGGTTGGTTGATCGGCTCAAACAGATGAATGCCGGAGAAGCCCCCGAGGCTATTTCCCATCCTGAAATCGGTCCGATTGATGTGATCTGGGGTGACTATGACCCAAAAAGTCAAAAGGGTCTTGGTTTGAAAAAGATCGTGGAGAAACACCCTGAAGTCGTAAATGACTTGCCTGGCATTGTGAGATCTGCATCGATTATCACAAAAACAGGCAATCGTATTCGGCTTGCCAGCGACAACAGAATGGTTGTTGTTCGTCTCGATTTTGACGGAGAAGCCAAAACATGGCTGATGACAGCATTTGAGAAAAAGGACCGGCATATCAAGGGTAGTACGGAGCGCCTTGATAGTCGCCAGGCGGACACACACAGCTCCTCCACCTTGCCGGCTGATCATAGAATACCAGAAAAGCAAGTCAGCAACAAGGAAAGCCGACGCCCCACTGATACTATGGCGCGCAGTGAAGATCGCCAGGTGGACACGTCCTCCACCTCGTCGGCCGAGCAAAATATGACTCTTGATGTGGCCAAGGGCAAGCTGGAAAATGATCTTGCTGAAGCGATCCGGTCACAAGACGAAGAGGTTCAGCCCTTCCTGTCGAAAATGCGATCAGAAATGAGAGGAGATTTACATCGACCGGAAAGCGGTATTCGGACAGAGGACGCCGTTGCTGTTCATGAAAAGAGTTTTAACCGCATCAAGGATCTGACAGATCGGCTGGCCACGGTAACCGGCGTGATCGGTGTGCGACAAAAGGTTCTGAAATGGCCGGGTGGCCGATCCATGATGAATGTCTGGGGCACATTCCACACCCGCACCGGCATGATCAGGATGCGGGTACGCGACGATTTCAAGGTATTTGCCCACGAAGTGGGCCATCACCTGGACAAGAAGTTGGGAAAAGAATTCAGCGATCTGATCCGCTTGCACGCTATCGAGATCGAGCCGCTCAAGTATCCAGGCACACCGGAAGGCCACGAACTAAGTGAAGGGTTTGCCGAGTTCTTCCGACTTTATATGACCAATCCGAACTACGTGTCGCAGGAAGCCCCGCGTTTCACCAAGGCCTTCACGCGCTACCTGCAGAAGAATAATCAGGATATGCTCAGGGAACTGGTTGCCCTGCAGGACGCCTTTTACGAGTGGCACCGCCTTCCTTCTGATGAGGCCATAAAGCGCACCATAGTTTCATCCAAACAGAAACCACTCGCAGGAAAATTACTGGATGAAGTGCGAGAATATGGGCTTGGCAACACCATCGCCGATTACCTGCATGATGCATATTTCCATATGCTTGATGCCAAACACCCGGTCTACCGCCTGGAAAAGGCGCTGGTTCGCGCCTTCAATGACAATACCGGCAGAGCAATGGACCTGAAGGCGATCGACAGCCCCTACAAACTGGCCAGAATGGCCGAGGGGGCTCGGTCTGGTGCCCACATGGATATTCTATATGGTGTCCATGGATATCATTCTCTCACCCCCGGTTCAGCCAGTCTGCGTGATGCCATTATCAAGGCTATGGGCGGCACCAGCGTATTCTCTAAATGGAATGATGGGCGAATGGCTGACTTTGCAGCTTACCTCAAGGCCAGACGCATTCTGTTTGAATGGGAACGTTTCGAGAAAGGTTTGATCCCGAATGAACCGGACAAGATCTCCAAAGGGGACTGCCTGACCGCCATTGAGCGCTATGAGCAGGAATTCCCGGAATTCATGGAAGCGGCAAACATGGTCCATGAATGGGGCAAGGCTTCCTGGAAACTGAAAATGGATGCCGGCCTGATTTCTCCAGAGCAATATCGAGCGGGGCTAGAAATCCGCGACTATGTTCCGATGAAACGGGTAATGGATTATCCAGGAGATGGCGGTCCTATAGGCACAAATGCAAAAGGCCCCAGGAGTATGGAGTCTCGCCAGGTTGACCGTTTCGTAGGATCCATGCGCGATACGATCAATCCTCTGGAAGCAATGATTGCTGACATGTATGAAACCCGCATCGCTATTGCCCAGAATGACATGATCAAAGCTCTTGATCGCTTGGCTATCCAAGCCGGGGACAACACAGGGGCGATTGTCGAGCGAATTCCAGCCCATGAAATGAAGCTTCTTTTGAAAACCAACCCGGTTGAAGACATGACGAAAGGCATGAGACAGGTCGGATATGGGGAACCGGAGATCCAGTCAATTCGAGATATATTTGAAGGAACGTCTCTCGAAGATGTCCAAATCAAACACTTTAGGCCCCAAGTCACAACAGAAAAGGGTCACATCCTAACGTTTCGAGATGGTGGAACCTTGCGTGCGATCCGGATTGCAGACGGGAAAAAGGGCGATCAGGTAATGAAAACCTTCCTGCATATGCAAGGAAGCGAAAGAAACCTTTGGGTCTCCATGCTGGCTTACCCGTCACGAGCGCTGCGCGTAGGGGTAACCAGCGCACCAGAGTTCATTCTGGCCAACATCGTCAGGGACCAAACAATGGCGGCTATTTTTTATGGAAAGCCGTTCCAACGGGTATCTGCCACCGCCAGCGGGATGAGGGATGAATTGTTTAGTCGTGACGCAGCCCGCATGTATAACCAGATGGGCGGCATTATGGGCGGGGAGAATGTTGCAGCCTTGCGCGACAGTGCAATGAAGCACGATCTCGATGCACTCCGTAAGAAGGGCTACTTTACCCAATATCTTGGAACCAAGAACCCGATTGAATTCACAAAGGGACTGATGGGCTTAACCGAGGTCAGCGAGACTGCTACCCGTATAGGCTTGTTTCGAACCTTTTACGACGAGGCGAAAGGACGGGGACTGGCCGACTATGAAGCAGCCTTTGAAGCCGCTTGGCTTGCTCGGGACCATATCGACTTTGACCGCCATGGGTTTCAGATGGTTGGCTTATCCCGTGTAATACCGTTTCTCAATGCCAGCCTACAAGGCCTTGATAAGAGCGTTCGCCAGATGGTTACGCCACTGGCCAAGAAGGCAATGGGGCAGATCTTGAACGCCGAAGAAGAAAGGGCGCTGCCACAGGCCGCCTGGGCATGGGTTCGCCTCTCAGCGTTGATAACAGCAGGAACCGCGCTCCACGCTATGATGCGTCAACATGACGAATATCACGAACTCAATGAAACAACCCGAGCCTCCCACTGGATGGTCAAGTCTGGAAACAAGTGGACGGCTATTCCCAAGCCGTTCGAACTTGCAGTGTTTCTCAACATTGGGGAAGCAACCTGGGATGCTGTTATAGGACAGGATCCGACAGCGTTTGAGCGCTGGCAAGCCGGAGCGCTTCAGGCGACATTGCCGCCCAATCTGCTTGAATCCAACCCCTTGGTGCGCACCTACTTCGAACAGAAAACCAACAAAGATTTCTTTACTGGTGCAGATATCATCCCACAGGAACTGCAAGGCCTTGAACCCTATTTACAGCAAACAGCAGCAACATCGTCTCTTTCAAAATTGCTTGGAAAAACTTTAGGCTGGTCGCCAATCCTGACAGACAAGATCCTGGTCAATTTTGGCGGCGGTCTCGGTCGTTCCTTGCTTTCCATTTCCGACCTTGCCAGTGACAAGCCTGAGCAATCAGCAGATGATTGGCCCTTCCTACGCAGGTTCATCAAATCGGCGTCTAAGGGGGCGAGATCCGCTAACAAATTTTGGGAAAAAGTATCCATCACAACAGGGACATGGGAAGCAGCTTCACGCAGTTATGATGCCATGTCCGAAGGGGCTGAACGAGAAGACTATTTGGCAAGCCTGACTGAAGAACAACGCGTCTACATAACCGCAAAGCATATGGAGGGAAAAGCTTCTCAGGCGAAGAAGCTTCATCCGTTTGATCGTGCGAGAAGAGCCATTCTTGCAATATCGAAGCTTCGCAAGGATTTGGTAGATGACACAGTTACAGGAGCTGAGGGCGATATTTCCGGGATCCCTTCCAATGATCGGGGGGCCATGGTCGACATTTTGGCGTCGATCCAAGTGGAAGAGGCCAGAAATGCGCTTGTTATGCTCAATGAGCCGGGATGGGAGAAGAGAGGCATTGCGGATATTTCCAGCCACTATCGCGAGCTGGAAGCACTTAATCCGCAAATCCTGTCAGTGCTCGCAGATCGCTATGCAACGGCAGGGGTAGTTCCCTTCGAAGCAGTAGAGCAGGCATGGCCGGACTATCGCAAACGCCTGCTGGAAGATGGATCTGCAGCACCTATGGGGGATTTTGTGGCAATGGCCAAACATGAGCGCGAATTGAATGGTCAGCGGATTAAACGAAAAGCCAAAGCCGTTGTCCCAGGTTTACGCAATTAGGCCACATCTTCCAGCGCATCAATAACAGCCTTGGGATTTTTATCCAGAACGCGAAGCAGGGTTTGTGCCGGGCCACTCACTTGGCGCTTGCCTTGCTCCCACTTGCGATAGCCCGATAGGCTCATGCCAACCAATGGTGCCATTTTTTCCTGTGACAACCCGATTTTTGCACGCACTTTAGCTGGATCAGGGAAATAGTGAACGCGTGTTCCCGGAACATCTTTGCCTTGTGCATGAGCAGCGGCTTGCTGCATGGCTTCGATAAGGTCTTTTCCAAAATCGCTCATTTCTCACTCCTTGCTGCTTTCTTGATGATATCAGCCAGTTGCGTCAACACTTTCTTGGTTTTGGGATCAAGATCTTCTTTCTGATTTTTTGCATAGGCGGCCAGTGCGTAGAGGGGAACGCGTTCATCGTAATAGAAATAGATAATTCTTGCCCCACCTCTTGTGCCTCGTCCTGATGCCGCAAAGCGCAATTTGCGAATACCGCCAGTGCCTGGAATAACACTTCCTGCCTCCGGATTTTCGGCGAGAAAATTGATCAATTCCTGCTTTTCAGTCTCATCAAACAGCTTTTCTGCCTGCTTAATGAAACCTGCTATTTCAACGACGGTAATCATGATCGTTTTAGTAACCCAATGGGTTACATTTGTCAATAATTTATATTTGGCTGAATGAGTGCGCGGTTGACCGGAGCTGGCTCGGGCGATCCTGATAGAGGAGTAATTCGCTTGGGATCGCTTTCATGTCTGCTGAAAACTCAATCTCTGAAGATGACCGATATCTGGAATATCCGGCCTTTGACGGGCAGGTCAGATTTTCTGTCACCTTTAAATTCCAACGAGATGAAGATCTCGAAGTGGCTATTGTCAAACAGGATGGTACATCCTCCATATTGCGATTGAATGTCGACTATACGATATCCGGAGCGGGTGAAGATCTTGGCGGTGCGATCACGCTCGCAGAAGGTGCAGAGAAAGACGTTGTCTATAGCATTCGGGGCGATGCCGAATATAACCTCTATCAGCGCCTAACCAGCGCCAATTACTCCCCATCGACAATCAACGCCATTTTTGAACGATGCCTCATATGGATCATCGAGCAGGATCATAATTTCAGGGAAAAGCTGGCGCGTTCAATCCTGCTCCCTCAGTCTTTGACCGAAGCAGAACTCCAAGAGCTACAGGAAAACTTCATTACAATCGGCAACAACGCAGAAGCGATTGTAAGCCGGATACACGAACGCTATTTGACCGAAAGCTCGGACGGTCACTTTGATGCGGCAGGCCGGTCTATCCGCAACCTGCCAGAGCCAACCCAGGAAGACGAAGCGGCAACATTGGGCTGGGTTCTCAAGCGTTCTGCCATTGCTGGCCCGCAAGGAGAGAAAGGCCCTGACGGTGATCAGGGACCAGAAGGACCAACGGGGCCGGTCGGACCTCAAGGCCCAATCGGCCCGAAGGGTCCGGAAGGGGATCAGGGAGAGCAGGGGCCAATCGGTATTCAGGGGCCACAAGGTAAGCGCGGCCCGATAGGACCGGAAGGCCCGGCCGGAGAGCAAGGACCACAAGGGATGGTAGGCCCACAAGGCCCGACGGGACCGCGTGGTCCTGAAGGCGTGCAGGGTCCAATTGGTATCCAGGGGCCGCAAGGCCCACAGGGCGCTGAAGGTCCGATGGGCGAAAGCTATGAAGTCGATAGCATGGGGCTCATCGCCAATCGCGCCGAATATGACACCAAGCCATACATGTGGTCGTTCCTGGCAATTGATGAAGGTAAAATCTACTGGAAGCGATCCAACGAAATTGCCCATTGGACCGATGGCATTGCCTTCGGGCGTGGCCCAACCGGTTCACAGGGACCACAGGGGCCGCAAGGTGTCAAAGGCGAGAAGGGGGATCTTGGCCCTCAAGGTGAAGCCGGACCTCAAGGTCCACAGGGGATAGAAGGCCCAACCGGCGAAACAGGACCGCGTGGCCCAGAGGGACCGGAAGGCCCAATCGGGCCACAAGGTGTTGTCGGCGCACAGGGGCCACAAGGCATTCAGGGCGTCAAAGGCGAAACCGGCCTTCAGGGACCGATAGGCCCGAGCGGCCCGACTGGCCCGCAGGGGCCTAAAGGGGATCGTGGCGCGACCTGGCGCGGCAGTTGGTCAGCGGCCATGGCCTACGTGGTCAATGAACTGGTTGAATATGACGGCTCGACCTACATCGCCCTTGCATCCTCATCCAATGTGGCTCCAACAGGATCGCTTGGCACCAAATGGGCTCTCTTTGCAGAAGCAGGATCGGCCAGCAACCACACCCATGATGACCGCTACTATACCAAATCGATCGCTAATGGACGCTATCTGGGCAAGAGCGCCACAGCAGCCAACGCTTCAAAGCTTGGTGGCCATTTGCCAAGCTATTTTGCAACGGCAACTAGCCTCGATGACTACTACAACAAATCCACCTCAGATAACCGGTATCTGCGCAAGGGAGCAAAGGCCGCAGACAGTGACAAGCTGGACGGGAAGCACGCAAGCGCGTTTGCTCTAAAG